CCCCAATTTAGTGGAACAGTCGAAGTACTAGTTGTTGCCGGCGGCGGCGGTGGTGGCATGGATATGGGTGGTGGGGGTGGTGGGGGTGGCGTCCTCACTAGTACAGCATATTCTGTAACAGCCGGCACATCAATTACTGTTACTGTGGGTGCTGGCGGCAATGGGGCTCCTGCAGCCGGAACCAACGGTCAACCTAGCGGCCACCAGTATACTATACCCGCAACAAGTGGAGGAAACTCTGTGTTCGGATCACTAACTGCAATAGGCGGGGGGTTCGGCGGAAGTTCGTACAGGGGATACACTCCGGGAATTGCTGGAGGAAGCGGTGGATCCGGTGGCGGCGCCAGCGGTTATAATGATAACGCTGGAACATTCAGCGGCGGTGCCGGAACAGCAGGACAAGGCTTTAGAGGTGGAAACAGCACCCAGGCATATTACTCGGGCGGCGGCGGCGGCGCAGGCGGAGCTGGAGCAGATAGTACAAATCAGCCAAACGGTGGCCCCGGTATTTTAAATCATATTCTAGGAACACCATACTACTGGGGTGGCGGAGGTGGTGGTGCATCCTATTCATTGGCTACAGGCGGCAATGGTGGTATAGGCGGTGGAGGAGGTGGCGCACTTGGTTCTACTACAGGAGGTGCAGGTTATAATAACGGAAGCCCTGGCGGCGGCGGAAGCCCTGGTATGTGGGCAAACACGCCTGGCGGCAATGCAGGCACAAATACAGGTGGCGGGGGTGGCGGCGGCTCTCACTACAATTCTAATAACAAAGGTGGTGATGGCGGCTCGGGGATTGTTGTTGTTCGATTTTCATCTAGCTTAGGTACTGCAATTGCCACAAATGGAAATATTGTTATCAATAATGATTTAGTTATGTATTATGATACATATAATACACAAAAGTCATGGAAAGGCGCACCCACAACTAATTTAGTCAATCCTTCATGGGCTGCATGGAGTATTGACGGGTCAGGACAAGGCTCTATTGGTACTAGAACTATCACAAGTCTCTATGAGTGTTTGATATCAGACACGGCGGCCAATACACGACAAAATGCATATGTTACTGGAATTGCAGGTAGTACCACTTACACATTTTCAGTTCAATACAAAAAAGTATTTGGCTCTCCAACGCTGCGTTTTCAACTACAATCTTATAATGGCGGCACATTTTTAGGCTCAGTGTTCCCTACTACAGTTCAACTGGGGCTAACTGACAAAGAAGGTTGGCAAACTGCATTTTTCTCTTACACAACCTCAGCAGGTGCTGATCGAGTATTATGGTTTATGCAAGACGGTGATGATTATACTACGTATACTCATTCTTTTATTTTAGCTAATGTTCAATGCGAACAACGAAGTTTTGCAACGCCGTTTGTAGCTGGAACTAGATCAAATACACAAGCAATACTTGACCTTACAAATAATAGTACAATCACGGCAAATAGTTTAACGTATGCTAGTAATATTGCTTTTAGTTTCAATGGTAGTAACTACGCTTCAGTTAACGCAATTACAGGTATATCAAATTTTACTGTAGAGGTATGGTTTAAATCTGATAGTGTAGCTAATTATAGGAATCCTATAGATTGTAATTGGCTTAGATACCCCGGTTCATATAGCAATGTTGGTCCTAGATTAGAACAAGATAGTGCTGGAAAATTAGTTTGGATTACCGGAGATATGTCAGGTAGCTACGAATTTTGGAATCTCGTGTCGTCCGGACTAAATTCGTCAGTATACCACTGTGCCTGTTTAACAAAAAATGGAAATACCTTTACATCATTTTACAATGGTTCGTTTGTAGAGAGTAGGACTGCATCATATACATGGCCTGGAGATTTTAATAATGTCAACATTGGCAGGGGTTTTCAAGATTCCGGAGAACGCTGGTTTATTGGGCAAATCCCCTCAGTTAAAATATACAACGGTGCATTATCAGCAGCTGAAGTACAGCAGAACTTTAACGCACAAAGAACTAGGTACGGAATCTAATAAATAGAGTATAACCATTTTTCATGGAGTAAGGGAAACAGGCCGTTAAATAAAGGGCCGCAGAGAAACTTATGGCAACATTACCAGCAACAGGATCAGCAATATCGTTCGGACGGGTCAACAAGGTGTTTACCAACAATGACCCAGGTGCCGCCGGCAATGCGCCTTCTGGTGGTCAGAATATCAAATTAAGTACTGTGCTAGGTAATAATGGCACATATGGTATTGGCCAAGCCGTTGGTACGCAGATTAGATTCTCACAGACATTCTGGGGCAAAGTTGGATCTTACGGATAAACCATGAAAACTACACAAATTAAAAACATTCTATCTAAATTAAGCACTACACCCAGTAAATGGGAACTAGACTCAATCATTTATCATGATAGAACATCTAATGCTAAAACGTTAAGTAAATTCTTGACAAGAATTCAAGATCTACAAGCATTAAAAACCAACGCAACCGCAGGAGAACAACAAGAGCTAGATTATCTACTAGCATTGTTAGAGGACCTAGATGCAGATGAGTGTTTGGAGTTATCGGATCAAACAGACGATGATAATAAAAACACATTTATCGAAGATTTGGCCAGAACCAGTGCCATTGAGATTTTAACTGGCGGAAGAATTGGCTTTGAAACTATGAATACCGCTTGCAAATTGCCACCTAATGACTTTATACTATGTGCTAAACGTACTCAAGACTTAATCAATGCCGTACAAGGATTGGTTGTCAAGGGTGAAACACTTAGTATGGATGTCGCAGGCGCATGAAAAAACAATCAGTATTTGCATCAAGTAGTTGGTCAAGCAAAAAAGGTAAACTAGCAGTTTTAATTCCCACACGGGATACACTGCATTCTGCTCACGCCATGGCCCTAGTTGAACTGGTCAAGTTCAATACTATGAATGACATAGACACTCACGTGTTCATGGATGCCAGTACTATTCTACTAACACAACGTGAACGACTGGCCACAGCAGCAGTTGAATTAGGTGCTGACTATGCGCTATGGTTAGACAGCGATATGGTGTTCCCTGCAACCACAGCAGTTAGATTGTTAAAACATAATGAGCCAGTTGTGGCTGCAAACTATGTTCGTAGACAAAGACCCTACAAAGGTGTTGCCTATGAAACCATAGGTGATTGGCAAAATCCCTTATCCTTTGATGTGCAAGACGAGCTAGTTCCTATTCAAGGTATTGGTATGGGATGTATATTAACCAAAGTCAGTATCTTCGAAGAACTTACCAAGCCCTGGTTTGACTTCCAGTGGAGTCCCGAGTCAAATGACTTCTTAGGTGAAGACATGTATCTATGTCAAAAAATCAACGCCGCTGGATATACAATCAAAGTAGATACTGCACTGAGTCAAGAACTGCACCATCTTGGCACCTACGCATTCAACGTAGATTTGTTAGATTAAATCTAACAGCAATTCTAGTTTAGCTCTAATAATCTTATTTGTAAAAGAGTTCTTAACGCCCTGGTGCAAGGGCTTGGGATAGTTTTCATAGTCACACCAAGCATATCCAGAATGTTCTTCATTGAGAGTTGGTGTAAATTCTCGATCAACTAACAGCACATAGGTGTTATATTGAAAGTGTTGATCATTGCTAACAAATAATTCTAAGGGAATAATCTTTTTAATAGTGGGAGTCTTACCTACTTCTTCTTGAATTTCTCTGGTCAGTGCATCGTAGGCAGTGTTATCACTGGGCTCTTTTTTGCCGCCAACCAATCCCCAGGTGCCTGCAGTCTTGCCCTGTGTGCGTAATAAGAATAAAAATCGTCGAGTATCTTTGGCAAGAAACATCCCGCCACTGCATATAACTTGATTTACAATATTAGTCGCCATAACCTTGCTTCGTACACACCTTCATAACTTTTACTCCAGGAACCTCCGCTCCATTTATACTGTGTTCCTGTATATGAGTTAGTTATGTAAGTGACTGCTGTGACTGCGGCAGAATCGAATACAATGCTCCATGCACTGCCGTTCCACGCTATAATGTCATTGGCATGGGCCTGAAAATCACTAAGGTCTGTGTTTTTCCATGCAACTGGACCGGAAAAACTAGGATCGTTAAACAAAGGAGTAATATTAATATCTTCTAATATTAGATATCTTGTTCCCGATACAATGCCTGTTGGATTAAATGTTTCTGGATTTATAACAGCATCAACCGTTCCTCTACCTGATATAATTGTATTTCCCGGAACTGTGTCTAGGTCAACGTTTAATCGCATGGCAAATTCATCACTAGGATCTAAACTAATGTATGCAATTACATCATTGCCTGCAGGCTGTGTAAATCTTAATTGACTTAAACCTGCCCTGAATTTTCCCGGATATAGATCTAACAACCTAGTCCATGCAGATGAGTTAGTAGGATTGGCAATATCTATGCCATCACCTCGTCCATTAGGACGAATTAATCGTGCCACGTTATTAAGCACTAATAGATCAAAGTCACCTGGAGTAACAGTTATAGTAGCATCCGGACTAGCACCTTGGAACATTTCAGCGGCATTTACATCACTGTATTCTGTGCTAATAGTACCTTGTATAGTTTCAGCAAATATGTTAGAAATAATCTTAGTAATGATACCTAGTTTTTTAACCTTGGCAGGTGGTGTAATCCATATAGGCGCAGTAAAGGTTATAGTCATAATATCTATATCTTCATTGACACCTTGAGGTACTGTTCTACTACTCCACGTTTGATTCTCTAAAGTTATAGTTGATAAACTGGTCCAGTCAATATAATTGTCCGTGGTTTGTATTTCAAAACTAGGATTAAAGAATACAACTAACTGTTCCCAGATCTGTAATTTTTGTTCAGTGTTTGTTGACCAAATGTCGGCTGAGAACGTTGCCTTATAGGGGCTGGGCATTATGCGTTCAATGGTATAATTGTTGCCTTGTACATTTAGATATTCATTGTTATCTTCGTCAAACGCCCGCTCACGAATCTGCACCTTACTAATAAAGGTGGGATCTTGTAGTCTGGTAAGATCGTATTGCATGTCTTTAATATAGCAGGCAATAAATGGCGCACTGGGAATTGTGTTCTCACTGTTCTTTTTAAGTATTTGACTAACTTGTCTAGTCATATCACCATAGCGAACAGGCACGCGAACTAACTGCCCTTTGGCATCTTTATAAGCAAAGTTGCTCATAATCTGAATAAATTGTGTCAAGTATCTGCGTACTTGGCCATCATAAAACCAGTCAATAATAGCACATCGGTATTAAACCGAAGCCTCCCGTTCTACCCATTGTTTTTTACCATCTATCATTTTTAAAGTTTTTCCTTTTAATGAACTTGTTCCGCCCTTGTTAGGATGTACTTTGCCCTTCATAGGACCACCATCTTTCCTGCTCCATCCTCGATCAGTTCCTTTGAGTCTTCTACGAACTCTTGCTTCTTTTTGCGCTTCGCTCATTCTTTTAATACTTTCAGGATGATGCATTTTATTTCCACCACCATTTCTGATATTAAATCCATTTTTAATGCTATTAAATTCTTTAATATATTTTTCTTCTAATGTATTTAACTCATCTAAAGATGCTGCATTGGCAATTATTTCAAATGTAAAAGCATCAACCCCATATTTTTTTAAAGCATTATGAAAATGATATGTTTTTGGTGTATGTTTACTGTCGCAAATATGCTCCATCCGTCGTTGGTTAGGATCTTGTATAGTTTGACCTATATAACATCTATTAGACTCTATATGAGTAAACTTATAAATGTGCATATTAATTATCTGCCTTTGCTTTTAATACCTGACTCAATGCCTGGCGTTCTGGGACAACTACTCCACCTATTGTTGCAGTTGTTGTGTTATTAACAAAACTAGCCTTCATTTTTCGTCTCACTAATAATGGATCATTGGTCTGTGTTTCACCTAATGTACTTGTGGTCATACGCACGTTATCTTCAAATTTAATCCAATTTTTACCATCATAACGGAATAATCTATTAGGCAAATAATCAGTTCTTAAGAAAAATTCTCCCTTTATTGCCGCACCCGGAAATGCTATACCAAAGCTGTACGGTGCACCATCTGGCGGAATACCGTCTCCAGTCAAGTATCCTACATAATAATTTTTAGTGGGGCTTGATAAAACTGCACTGGCATCTAATGCATTTGAACTTACATCAACTTCACCATTGGCTACATCTTCAACTTCAACTAGGCCTGTTTCATCTCTGGGAATTACATAAAACTGATTAGTTTCGTATCCGCTTTTTGCAGCATCTGCACGGGCCTGTGCTATGATTTGATCATTAATATCAATGTTTGTTTGATAGCTAGACAACAAGTCTCTTAATGTGCTACCATCTTCTGCACCGCTATCTTGATCAAGGATTTCTTTAAATTCTTGAGTATCAACTAGTGGTTGACATTTAGCACGTAGCAAGTGAGGATACCAAGTTTGACTGTAACCGCTTGCAGGGCGAGTAACTTCGCTGACTACATAAAATCTTTTTAGTGCTACTAATCTATCATCTAATGCATATTCATCTTTTTGGTGCGGCAGTTCGATAACGTCACCTGACATAATCTTTCTACCAAGACTATCATAAGTCCCACGTAGGTGGAAGGTGATCATAATATTATCGTTTTGTAAAAATAATCCAAATTGGCTTAGATTAAAATCAATGTCTTGTAGTGTATAAATTCCACGGATAACATAGATATCAGGATCATAATGTCGATCTCTGTTTTCCATGAATAACACGTCTTGGATGCCCAGTTCCCCTGCCTCGGCAACGTTTGCTGGTTTAGTGGGACTGCTTTCACCTTCTAATGGATTTACTGCTCCTAGATACTTGTGCAAGTAGATGTCGGTCCCACCCACTTGGAATTGCTCATAGATTGTGCGATCTAGAAATTTAAAATCATTGCCCTTTTCGGGTTTGTATAGGCTGAGTCTTGGCATAGTGTTGTATTTATAAGCTAAATATTGATATGACTGAGAACGAAAACGAACGCCAAAAAGTAATAGATTACATACAAGCTATGCTAGGATCTGGTATGGTGGATGTGGAATTAGACCCTGTGCATTATAACACTGCCATTGACCGTGCTTTAAATAAGTTCCGTCAACGTAGTAGTAATGCTGTAGAAGAAAGCTACGGCTTTTTAATGCTAGAAATAGATAAAAACGACTACATTTTACCTCAAGAAGTAACAAATGTACGTCAAATCTTTAGGCGCAGTATCGGTTCTAGGTCAGGGGGCGGACAAGGCGGATCCTTGTACGAACCATTCAATTTAGCGTATTCAAATACCTATCTATTAACTTCTTCGAACATGGGCGGCCTAGCTACCTATTATGCTTTTGCTTCATATCAGAAGCAAGTAGGCAAAATGTTCGGTAGTGATATTAATTTTACATTTAATAAAACTACTAAAAAACTAACTATCATGCAACGTCCTAGAAGTGAAGAAGAAGTGCTTCTGTGGTTGTTCAACTATCGTCCTGACTTTAATCTGCTACAAGATACGTTTGCCAAAGGATGGTTAAGAGATTACAGTCTAGCAACCTGCAAGATGATGCTA